AAAGATATACTAGCAGACTAACCTTTAAGCAAAAGGCGAGTTCACGGGTGACGCAGAAACCTCTCGCTCAGTAAGGGGAGGCGGCTCTGTTACCGCATCCTCAATCAAGAAATCACAGAACTGTTTAATCTTACGCAGGTCTTCTACCCCGCCTTTATTTTTCCATCGCGAGATGTACTTGATGATAGCCCCTTCACAGAACCCCATGTCATTCGCGAGGATGTATTCAATGGGCTGAATCTTTAGCTTCTTGTAATGGTCACCTGCTACCTGGCGATCTGTTGCTTTCAATGTACTGCCTCCTTGTTTCCATGCTGCTCTGCTACAAACTTCATAAACTGTCTTTTTCTTAAATCGTTCTGCGTAATAAATTCTGTCAGGTCTTCCAGCATAAACAATATTGTTCCTACTACGTTTGCATCATGCCCTTCTAATATATTTATCATATCATTCAGCCACTCATCAGCTTCTTCAGGGGTAACTAGCTCTATATGTATGTTGTCATCCATTATTCACCCAACCTTTTCTTGTGTGTTTGTATTAGCTCAACAAACCCTGCGAGTAACTCTTCGTAGTCTGCCTTGTATCTCTTAACTGGAGTCGTTTTCTTAGCCAGCATCTCTTCTACAAAGTCCCTACCGTACATGTCTTCCATCCACAGCGTGTACTCTTGTGCAGCAGAGCCGTTTTTCATACCCCACATATTGCAACCTGCACATTGAGGGTGGATGTTCTCGATTTCTAAAGCCCAATAAGATGAGTTACCTTTGGGGATGAAGTGTCCACCCTGCATATTAGTATAGTGCTTAGTAACACCACAAGAAACGCAAGCGCAGTATCCATCAGCATCAGCAGCAGACATACGGGCCAGCTTCTGTATAGCCCTATAACATTCCTGGCGCAACATCGCACTGGTTTTAGTTTTTGGTTTGGATTTACGTTTGCGCCTTGATTTGTTTTTGTACATTACTCCCAGAACCTTGTTCCATCATCCAGGTTTTTCTTGTCCCAGAATCTTAAAGTCTTTTCAGCTCGAATTTGATTGGCTCTGCTCATCTTCTCATATCGAAGTTTAATCAAAGCAATACTAAATAGCGGGGATGTAACAGGGTAAAGCTTACGAACTGCAATCACATCTTGTTCAGGACGGTAGATGCTAGTGTCTTCATTTTGTAAAAACAAATTCTTTATTTTTTTCTCTAAAGAAATTTTACTCATTATCTACAACCTCGGCTTGGAAGTAATGCAACATTAACTCTGGAGCGCATTCAACCTGTAGAGTAACGCTTTGCCGTTTAACATCATAGGTAAAAATAGGGTCTTGCCGTAAGGTCGTACAGCGCATGCCATTGAAATCAAAGGAAGGGCGTACAGGCTCTTCAATTATTTCATCAGCTATTTCTGCAATAAGTTCCGGCTCTTCTGCTTGGTAAAACCAATACAGTACAATGATTGCTGTAATAACCAGGGCAGAGATACAAACATTCATAGTTAATAATGATCGTGTTACTGGTAGCTGTTTCATGCAGACATCCTTTGTTCTCTATGTTTAATCCGGTGCATTGCCTAGCGAATACACAGAGTTCATATCCATGTTTAACTCATCACATATTTCTTTAAAACGCCAGACAGTCATACCGCTTTGAGATAATGTGTGACAGTAATTGGCTGCGCTGATACCCAAAGCCTTCGCGACTGTAGCGTGTTTGATGCTAGTAATCATATGAGCCTTTCTAATTGCCTTACCTATGTGCATAACAACTCCTAAATCTTGCTTGTAAAGTTAGCTCAACGTGAGCTTGGAAAGTCCACATAAACATTATGCTTCTCAGACATATGTCTACTTAAAGTTAGATACACTTCGTTGACTTCTGAAGTAGTGAGTTCAGTCGTAGAAGTTTTGTTTAGCATAACCTCTTGCAGCCGCACCCATAGGTGCTGTTTAATTAAGTCAGCAGTCCAGGGAATCTCAATAGATGGTTTTAACACTGCCCTCATATCTAGTCCAGCATCACCTAAAGCTTTCGCAAGCAAAGAAAAATACTTATGCATGGCAGAGTTTTGCTGACTAGTTCTTTTACCTTCTGGAACTTTTTGCAGTTTAACAATACCTAAGTTGGTAGAGCCAGACAAAAAACTACGCGCTTCATTGTCCACTGCGATTAATGTTCCATTAATTGCTTTAAATTCCATCATTTTCTCCTAATCAGTTCTCCAACAACGATAAGTATTGTCTTTTTGTTGGCGCTTGGAAATGCTTATCTTTCTATAATGAGCCATTTTTTGAAATCTTATAGCCACACTTTTATCAGGTAGAACCACAGAATCTCCAGGTTTCATTGATCTTAAAGTATTTTTTATTTTTGCAACCATTAATGCTTTTTCGCTAAGAACAGGCTTTGACGGTGCGGGAATAGATTTTTCGATTTTAAAGTGCGAAGCTGCGCTATCCTTTTTTAACGCAGGTTTTTTCTTGGCTACCTGATTTGCAATGTTTTCTGCGGGATACATTGTCATAGCACCGCCTTGCATGAGGTCAGCATGCTTTTCCGCTGTCATACGATCTCTTGGCTCAAGAAAATCCATGCTCAAGATTAGACACTCTTCGATAATATCTGATCCGGTTTTGTTTAAATCAATCTTTTTTAATTGAATCTTTTCATAGGTATCACGCATCAAGTTTATAGTGATTCGTTGCATTCCTTCAGGCGCAAACTTTGATTTGCTACTGTAAATTTTTTCTTCTGATTCAGTCTTGCGCGAATTAAAAAATGACATAACATCCTCCAAGATGGGGGCTTGCGCCCCCGTTAAATTAAAATGGCACATCTTCTGGTGAGATTGTAGGCGATGCACTAGACTTTGCTGCATCTTTAGCCTTGACCGACAGGCTCATGTACGCCTTACCCCCTTGCGATTCTTTTAACCAGGCATTTAGATAGAACTCTTTCCCATCTACGTTTACTGTACCGTTGTAATCGGAGTGAGTTGGCTGCTCTTTGCGTTCGTTTTTAAACAGCGCACCTCGGTTAGTATTATCGTAATCACTCATTTGAATCTCCTAGTCCCAAAATTTAATGACATTGTCATTGATTGAATTGACCGCCTTGGACACACACTCTTCCAGTTTGGCTATGTACTCCTCATCACGTTCAACGCGAACGATCAAAGGTTTCATGCCAGGATGATAAGAAAAGAAATCCCACCAATCACGTTCGGTTACCCATAGACAGCCCATTACCTGCTGTTTATATTTCAAGGGAAGTATTCCATCCCTCAAGTAACCTACGTGAGTTGCTCCAGCAGGACATTTTATTTCCAACCCTCCTGACTCGCCTACCAATCCATCTGGTGAACACCCAGCAGCGATTGTTTCATGCAGGCAGAAACCGACTTCCTTAACTTCGACATCTTGCAGTACGCAATATAAATCACGCGCTTCAGGTTCTAACTCAGTACCGCGAAGCATATGATCATTTTGATAAAATGTAGTTTGTTCTCCGGTCAGCTCTTCAGCTATTAGTTGATTGATGTAGCTATCAGCTTGCGTAGACCACACGCCCTTGGATGTGCATAGCTTAGAGAACATAGACGCACTAGGGCATCCTAATCTAGACTCAATCCAGCCTGGAGTGCCTTGTTCGTACTTACAAATTCTCATTGGTAATCCTTTTCACCCTTCAGCGGTTTAATCGTAAAAAATTCTTGATGCTCCGGATTTGTTGCTCGAAACATCCTGGCGTAATATGCGATAAAATTATTAGATATTTTAAAATCATCCCCGCTTGTTTTAATAGCGTGATCCCATCGCATCTTGTTGATAACCAGCCATGCCGATGACTTCTTCACACCTGACTTGATTAGCTCATACGTCTGCTCTTGAAATTCTATCCAGATGTGTGGGTTCTTTTTATGCCAATCCCACCACTTTTGTTTAATGTCCTCCATTTATCACTCCCGCTTACACAGATGCCATCTGTTTGATTTGAGACACCATTTCTGGACTGAGTTTATATTTCTTTTTGAGAGATGCGATAACCTGGTCTACTGTTTTGGTCTTGCTGTCTATCTGATCTTTCATAGCACCATGCCAGTTGTTAAATTCGCTCTCTGTAAACCAAGGCTTCTCAGTTTCTGTTGAGTCTTCCTTTGTATTGTCTCGCGAGTCTGCATCCTTGCCATCATCGATAGCAAACAGACCATTGAGAGCGTACTTCCTCGCGTAACTAGATGCAGATGCGGTGATTTGACTAACGTCCATACCTTTTCTGCTGTCAGCCTCTCTCGCGTAGCTTGTAGCTTCAGCCACAAAACTATTGTCCATTGACCTCACAACAGCGGTAGCCTTAATGTAATATCGATCACCGATATACTCTAAGGAATCACTAATTGTTAGATACATCTCGGCTTCTGCCAGTAAAGGTTTAACAGACTCTAAAATATCTTCTGCCGACCTGTAGTTATAATTACCAAATGAATTTCTTTGGCCCTTCTTCGCTTTTAATTTCTGCTGAATATTTATGATGCTCATACTTCTGGCTCCTGTTGTTCCATGTGCAACGCTGTTAGGTATAGATCAAGCCAAGCATTGCGATAAGATTTCCATGCTTCTGATCCAGGTTGATAAACATTTTCTTCACTTCCGTCTTTCCAATCCCATTGAGCTTTTGTTGTTGCTTGCTGGGCAAGGCTAAAAGAGTTATCCATTACTCACTCCTCTTAAAGCCAGCTTCTTCATCAGACTCTTGCTGAGTCATTTCAAACTGCATATCTGCTTGATATTCCTCATAAAATTCTTCCACCTCTAGCTCAATAGCATCGCGAATCATCGAGCCAAATGTTTCATTTAGCTGAGATTGATTAACTGAGATTGGTGCAACAAGAAGGGTCACAATAGACTCCAAGCAGTCTTGCAGAGCTTGAGATTGTGAAAGTGGAACAGGTGATTCGGAGTTGTAAAGATCGACATATTCTTTGATTTGCATAGCATCCTCCCAGACGTTGACCAAATCATAATCCCGAACAATTGTTGCTGTCAACAATAATCTCAGATATATTTATATGAATTTCTAATCAACCAGGAGAAAGCTATGCCAGTAAGCACATACAAATTAAAAATAGGTGGAAGTTACTGTCGCTGCGCTGCCTGTGGAGAGGTGTTCTCAGGGGTTACAGGTTTTGACATGCATAGGGTAGGGCCATATGACGAAACGCGCTCCTGCACCCCCCTAGAAGGCTCTGAGGTGACTATGCTAAGTCCAACAGGGAAGCCACAGACATTTAAGCTAGAACATTCTACTCGCGGATCGTTTTGGAGGCTCAGATAGTCCGGACACATTTATTAAAAACATGTCCGTTTATTTACTCCTCATCTAAGGTAAACTGGTGAGGATAGCCCTCCCGCTCCGTCAACTGGAGTGAATTACTGTGGAAATAGAAGTTTAAATTACCCTCCCACGCACCATGCCGCTGCTTCGCGATAACAATCTGATGATCATATGACTTCGCGAGGTAATCCTGTTGTTTCTCATCGAGATCACGCATTGTCGCAATCTCTTTGAGAGTCTCCCGCTTACGATTCGGCTGGATAATAATGACATTGTCGGCCATGTCGGACAGAGAACCCGCGCCCCTGATACTGTATCGCGAGGGTGTGATGGATTCATCATCATGCATAGGCTTCTTAACGTGCGTAACTATGTGAAGATGTGCCTGATTTCGTTTAACGATGTACTGCATCTTGTTAATAAATTCGTTCTGTTGATTGTAATCGTCATACTTCAAAGCGATCTTGCTCAGTGAATCCAAGACCACATGCTCACATCCTAGCTCTTTCGTTGCGTACTGAATGAATCCAATAATTCTTTCGGGCGGTAGAGTATCCAGAGCATCGAAAATGTACAGCCGGTCTTGCGCCCAATCCATGAACCGCTGCACAAACTCATCTGACGGCCTGCCTTGCTGCGCCCCTGCTGCTTGCATTAGCATCCGGTGCAAGGTAACTGTGGGCTGCATCTCTAAGCTACAGATGCACACCTTCCTAGTCTTCGCGAGGTGGAGCATGATCTGGCCTAAGATCATAGATTTCTTGCTGCCATTGTATCCAGTGACCAGTGTCATTTCGGATGGTCTGTATCTAAATAAATCAAATGACTTCGGGAAGGGTAGCTTGTCACCATAGGCAACATGGTCAGTTTTATTGTATTCAATTAACTCATCGCGCCAGTGGCCGCTAGACTTTAAGTCTTGTGATTCCAGACTTCCCAGTAACTCCACGTATTCATCGTAATCTAATCCTTCGGGTATATTAATCATCGACTCACCTCCCAGTTATCATCATCTTTCGTAGATTCACGCTTGCGCTGCTCCCACGTCCTGACTGCGGCCTTCCAATCCTTCATCTGTGCGCTGCCAACTTTCCAGCCGCGAGTGGCATACCAGTCTACGAACCGATCACCTTTGATACCATTCCCTCGCGACTTACAGTATTCAGTAACCTGTTCAGGCGTTGGCGGTGTGAACCGCTTATTAGTATTCTTTGCATTCTTATCATTCTTTATATTCTTAAGGTGTGGTGCTTTGCTGGTGCTTTGCTGGTGCTTTGTTGGTGCTTTGCTGGTAACTTCTTGGTACAAATCATAGGAAGTTATTGATATTACTGTATATTTATTCGTTGTTTGTTGGTGGATCATGCCATCTTTTTCTAACAGTTTTAAAATTTTTCTGATTTTGTTTTCATTGATTCCAAGACGCTCGGAATATACCTTGCGTCCAAAGATTAGCTGCCCTCTTTTGATGTCAATTAACCGCCCATTGAACAGCCTTTTCTTGTCCTCAAAGTTAGCTCTCATTAACATTTCTAGCCACATTTTGAGCGTATCTGCGTCCTGCCAGACCCAGTGCTCAAGCATAGCTCTGTCTAATTTTATCCATCCTCCCATTGTTTATTCCTCCTCGCGATTAGTATTTTAGCGTTAATAATATCGTGCTTATCCTTCGCGGATAATCGTGTTCCTGCTGCCAAGGTTCTCGGAAGCAAATCAATGATCGATTCAGCGATAGCCAACGTATCATCAGTAGATTTCTTAAAAAGTGGGCGATAATTCTCACTGACTGGTTGCAATACCCCGAAATCCAGGCCGACAGAATCCAGAATATCCACTGCTCCACACCCTGCAAAGCAGTGAATTAGCACCCTGTCATTTGATTCGCGGATTGATAGAGATGCACCTTTGTCCGAGTGACTCGGGCATAGTGCCATCCAGCGGCGATGCCCGTCCCTTGTGCTAGTAGCTTTCACACCGTCGAGGGCTGAAAGCAATAGGTCAATATCTGCCATAATATCCCTTGTAAAATATCAGCGGGGGCAGTAACCTATCACAGATTGCTGCTCATCCTCCCCCTTGTGCTTGTAATCACGCCCCTTCGCAAGAGGGGGCAACCCTTAATCGCTAACTTTGTGAATCTTGTTGGCGTCCAATGTCCTCTCCGGCGATCCCCTTCCAAGCTCTAGTTCAAGCGAACGATTGCATGCTCGGCAGAGCGCTAGGCCGTCAATTACCTCGTTCACCGCATCATTAGCGGGTAATATTTTTTCGCAGTCATAGCATCTAAAGACTTTCATATCACACCAAAGAATAAAGCGGCAACCAATAACAACAACATAGAGACTACAGCGGCCGATAGTAGTTCGACCAGAACTTGTTTAATTCTTTTCATTTTCATCCTCCTGCTTTAAGATTTCCAGTGCTGCGCTTTGTGCCTGCGCTACCTCGGCCGGTGTGCATAGCTCGGCAATCTCATCTACCAGCTTCAGAGAGTCTTTTAACCTATGCTCTGGGGCAGTTAGCGCGAGAAACAAAGCCCTTTGTAGTGCTTTTTGATGTGTCATTTTATCCCCCTTGGAATTCAAATATATTTTCGTTAATCCAGTCATGAGCGCATTCTATTGCATCATGTGAGTTTTCTATTCCATAGCAGGTGAAGCAATCGAAATCTACCCATTGCCCGCCGACAGTATGCTGGATATTAAACGTGGCCTTACCGTTCCACTTGACTCGCAGATGATCGCCATGCATTTCCATCTCGAAATATTCCATGATTTATTCCCCTTGTAGGTATGCCCCCTTTCGAGGGCGTTAATGTTATGCGGCCTCAGGCAATGCCTCGGACTCGGGTTGTAGTTCTTTAAGTAAATCGCATGCCTTGCGTGCTTGGCTAGCAGCCTTGACGATCAGCTTCTTATCATCCTTGAGAGCCTTGAGCCATGAGTTGAGGTAGTGGGCGTGATCCTCTCTCGGCTCGCTTGCTATCCCTAGCTCTGCGCATAGGAACGCTGCCCCTAGCTCGGCGATCAACTCTTCCTTAGCGTAGGATTCCTTGCGGGTATCCTTGGGGTCACCGCTGAGCCTGTCTAGCCTTTTCTTTGAGCCAGTCCAATGGGTTAATTCGTGCAACATAGTGCCGTAGTATCCGTGCAGCCGCTGCTCGGTAGTCTCACCCTTGAACTGCTCTGGCAGTGGTACAGTGATCGAGTCAGTCGATGGCCTGTAATATGCGCTGTCTCCCGCTACTTTGTGGATCGTTGCCCCAGTGTTCTTGATGAACTGCTCGGCGTTGTTTAGTAGTTCTAGGGGTTCCAGCGTCTGGATTGCTTCTGGTTCGTATCCTTCCACTTGCTCGGCGTTGAAGACATAAAACTGCTTGATCATTGGAATCATTTTCTTTTTATCCGTGTCTTTATCTTTGACCGATAGTTGCTTAAAAAATATAATCGGCGTTCCCTTCTCGCCCTTCTTTACTTTCGCACCCTTAGCTTGCCATGCTTTGAAGGTTCCCCATTCGCTTGATGCGTACCCTGATGCCCATAGCAGCACCACGTTGATCCCGCTATAAGCTGCACGGCTAGTCACTGAGAAGGGTAGCCCGCTAGGCAAGCCCCCTGCTTCCCAAGGTTTGCACCAGTTAGACCCATGCGTTTCCATTAGGTTAATAATTTTGTCGGTAACTTCTTGGTAAACATCTGGTTTAGCCATGTGTGTATTCCCTTGTTTTGTGTGTATTTGGTTGTCGGATAATACAATGCAGACAGCGTGCCAACTTTTCAAAGCCCAATGATTACGGGGCTTGTAGCGAATGTACTGTGTATGCATACAGTGTTTAGAGTGTTACTGTGTTACCGTAAAGTGTTACCGTGTTACCGTAGAAGTGTTACTGGTAACAGATTGGTGCTGGTTATTTATACAGTGTTGGATGGGGCTGTAGAGGTAGCTGTGCTGGCCCTTGCATTTGCCTATATAGATGCGACCTGAATTAAAAATCGAGCGTTCGTTCGATAAATGGATATGATGCGAATGAATCCGTATACCGAGCGTTCGTTCGATAAAGCGGGGCTTCTGAAGGGGACGGGGGAGGCGGGCGCGTCTGACAATTTAGTATAGTTCCCACCCAAATTTGCAGCAGGTGAAATTAAAAAAAGGCGCAATAAAACATTGCTCTATACTCGCCAGAACATGGGCTATTGGCGCAAATCACAATTTAATGTTTTAATGCAAAACATATTAATTAAAAAGAGTTACGATCTTGTGGCTGAAGACAATGCTAATAACCCCCCAATCAAGCGAAAGCGTGGTAGACCGCGTAAGTCAGAAGTAGCGATTCCTAAGAACAGGAAGATTGGCAGACCCAAGGGTGACCATTCAGCTATGGCTGAGATGAAGCAGAGGTTCCTGGCGAGAAGAGATACGAATGCTGTGCTGGAGTCTATCTTTAGAGCAGCCCAGGATGACGACCATAAGAATCAATCTGCTGCATGGAAATTGATTGTAGATCGCATCTTACCTATTAGCTCGTTTGATAAAGATAAGCTTGGCGGCAAACCTACGGTAAACATTACAATCTCTGGTGTGACAGATACTTCAATAGAAAATACTGTGCCTGATGTTATAGACATTCCTAACGGTGATTTCCATGCAGATTAAAGACTTGTTAGTTCTACATGAGGGTATACGGAATAAGCCTTACGAAGACACTAATGGGCATTTAACAATTGGCGTAGGGCGCAACCTAGATTCTATGGGGCTTACAGACGATGAGATATATTATTTGCTAAGAAATGACATTAGCAGATGTGAAAAAGAATTAACCGAAACCTTTGATTGGTTTACTGGCTTAACAGACATACGCAAAGAAGCAATGATCAATATATGTTTTAATCTAGGTATAACCTCTCTGAGGCGGTTTAAGAAGGCTTTAGCGGCAATGGAGTTAGAAGACTACTCTCTCGCGGCAAAAGAGTTCCTAGACTCGCTCTGGGCATCCCAGGTGGGCCAAAGAGCTATAACTGTAACTAATATGATACGAACTGGAGAATACGATGCCTAATGTACGTGGAAAGAAATACCCCTATACCGCAGCAGGAATGAAAGCTGCCAAGAAAGCCAAGGCTGCACCTAAGAAGAAGCCAGCTACTCGTTCAGTAAGACGGTCTTACTAATGGAAAATGTTAAGCATTATCAAAAAAGTGGCGCAGAGTATAAGGGCAGTATGCACAAGATGTCTGACGGCTCTCTACACTCTGGGAAAACTCACACGGCAACATCCAAGCCTCTGTTTCATTTTGGACAGCTATCAAAGAAAGAGCAGGTTACTGCTAGATCAAGTTGGAAGAAATAGCATGGCTACTGGTTTATACAAGAACATAGCTAATAAAAAGAGAAGAATAGCCAGAGGTAGTGGCGAAACTATGCGTAAGGTGGGCAGTAAAGGCGCACCGACAGCTAAAGCTTTTAGACAAGCTAAGAAGACCGCAAAGAAAAAATGAACCTAGATATCAATCTCCTTGATTGGCAGACTGAAGTTTGGAACGACCCTACGCGTTTCAAAGTTGTTGCTGCGGGCCGTAGGACGGGCAAGTCTCGCCTTGCGGCTTATCTTTTGATTGTTAATGCCCTTAAATCGGATACAGGCCAGGTATTCTATGTGGCTCCTACTCAAGGTCAGGCTAGAGATATTATGTGGAATCTCTTGTTAGACATAGGCCAACCTGTAATTGAAAGCTCACATGTTAATAATATGCAGGTACGTTTAATCAACGGTACGACTATTAGCTTGAAAGGAGCAGATCGACCTGAAACAATGCGCGGCGTAAGTCTTAAATTTCTTGTCCTAGATGAATACGCAGACATGAAGCCCGATGTATGGGAGCTAATATTAAGACCTGCGTTAACAGACTTGAAAGGTAATGCCTTATTTATCGGGACACCAATGGGTAGAAATCATTTCTATGAACTCTACAAACAAGCCAGTTTAGGCGAAGACCCCACTTATAAAGCATGGCATTACACTAGCTATGATAATAACTTACTAGATAAAGACGAAATAGACGCAGCCAAGAAATCTATGTCTTCGTTTGCATTCCGACAAGAGTTCATGGCCTCCTTTGAGGCTAGAGGCTCTGAGATGTTTAAAGAAGAGTGGATTAGCTTTGATGAAGAAGAGCCAAAAGACGGCGATTACTACGTTGCCATTGACCTCGCGGGTTTTGAAGAGGTAGGTAAAGCTAAATCTAAAAACAAAAAACTTGACAACACAGCTATCGCTATAGTAAAAGTAGGCGAATATGGGTGGTGGGTTAAGGATATTGTCTGTGGTAGGTGGGAATTAAACGCTACTGCGGAGAAAATATTCCAGATAGTCAGAGACTACGAACCCATCTCTGTAGGTATAGAAAAAGGTATAGCTCGACAGGCTGTCATGTCCCCGCTCACTGATCTGATGAAAAAGTATCAGAATTTTTTTCGTGTTGAAGAATTAACCCACGGTAATAAAAAGAAAACTGATCGAGTAATGTGGGCGTTACAAGGTAGATTTGAGAACGGAATCTGCAACCTGAACAAAGGCGAATGGAATATTCAGTTTATGGATGAGATATTTCAATTCCCTGATCCATTAACTCACGATGACATGGTAGACGCTTTAGCCTATATAGATCAACTGGCTAAAGTTTCCTACACATACGATTTTGAATTAGATGAGTTTGAGGTCTTAGACTCAGTAGCAGGATATTAATATGCTGGAATCAAACGAAGATCAGTTTGGCATAGAAGAGACTCTTGAGTCTTGGGTTATGTCTAAGTGTCAAGATTGGCGTGATCACTATGACACGAACTACGAGCAGAAGTTTGATGAATACTACAGATTATGGCGAGGTATCTATGCCTCAGAAGACCGTAATCGCAGCTCAGAGCGTTCTGAGATTATATCCCCAGCGTTACAACAGGCTGTAGAATCTTCAGTTGCAGAAATTGAAGAAGCCACATTTGGTCGTGGCAGATTCTTTGACATGAAGGATGACCTGGTAGACGCTGACAACCAAGACGTAGCATACCTTCGCGAAAAACTATTAGAAGATTTTAAAGCAAATAAAATACGCAAGGGTGTTGCAGAGTGCTTAATTAATGCAGCAGTCTTTGGAACAGGTATAGCAGAAATTGTTTTAGAAGAAGTAAAAGAAATGCGTCCTGCTAGTGAGCCTATTATGGATGGGCAACTACAAGCGGTAGGTGTAAATATTTCAGATCGCACTGTGTGTAAGTTGCGTCCTGTCCTACCTCAAAACTTCTTAATTGATCCTGTTGCAGTAGATGTAGACAGTGCATTAGGCGTAGCCATTGATGAATTCGTTCCTACTCATGCTGTAGAACAGCTACAAGAGAAGGGCGTATACAAGAATGTGCCATTTAACTTCGCGTATCCTGATACCGATCTTGATCCTGATCACGAACTTACTACTCAGCCTACTGATAAGGCTCGTCTAACTAAGTATTACGGGCTTGTTCCGCGACACTTACTAGAAAATGACGAAGATTTTGAAGAGGTTGAGCAACTAACAGACGTTGAAGAAGAAACAAGCTTCTATGTTGAGGCAATTGTTGTCATAGCCAACGGTGGTACTCTGTTAAAAGCAGAGAAGAACCCGTACATGATGCAAGATCGCCCTGTTGTAGCTTTCCCTTGGGACATTGTACCATCTAGATTTTGGGGTCGCGGTGTATGTGAGAAAGGTTACAACTCACAGAAGGCATTAGACGCAGAACTACGCGCCCGCATTGATGCCCTGGCGTTAACAGTTCATCCCATGATGGCTATGGATGCAACTCGACTACCTCGCGGAGCAAAACCAGAAGTTAAGCCAGGAAAAATCATTTTAACGAATGGCAATCCTTCTGAGGTTTTACAGCCATTTAACTTTGGACAAGTTTCACAGATTACGTTTGCTCAAGCAGGTGAATTGCAAAGAATGGTTCAAACTGCGACAGGAGCTATAGACTCCGCAGGTATAGGCGGTTCGGTTAATGGTGAATCAACAGCGGCAGGCATCTCTATGTCGTTAGGCGCAATCATTAAGCGTCATAAAAGAACATTGATTAATTTTCAAGAGTGTTTTTTAATACCGTTTGTTAGTAAAGCAGCCTACAGGTACATGCAGTTTGAGCCAGAACTTTATCCGGTTTCGGATTATAAATTTGAAGTAACTTCTTCTTTAGGGATTATAGCCAGAGAATATGAAGTAACACAGTTAGTGCAGCTTCTTCAAACGATGTCACCAGATTCTCCGCTCTATCCTGCACTAATTCAATCAATCATAGACAATATGAATCTTAGTAACCGTGAGCAGTTAATACAAACTCTGCAAGAGGCAGGACAACCATCTCCGGAACAGCAAGAAGCACAACAAGCAACTATGCAAGCACAGATAGAGTTCCAGCAGTCACAGACTAATGCTCTTAATGGGCAAGGTGCTGAGTCGCAAGCAAGAGCTGCTAAGATTGCGGCAGAAACTAAAGCGATTCCGGTAGAGTTAGAGACAGATCAGATTAAAGCTATTACATCTAATCTTTCAGTAGGCACTGCGGATGATAAAGAGTTTGAGCGAAGATTAAAAATTGCTGATGCAGCTTTAAAAGAGAAAAGACTGAACTTGGATGCTGTAAAGGGATTGTCTCAATGATTACAAAACGTGAACTAGAAGATGTAGTTATTCAGGTAAACGTAGTCTTAGATCAGTTAGCAAAACGAATAGAATCTTTAGAAACACAAAATACAATTCTTCTCCATGACATAAAAAACTTTGTAAAAGAAAAGCCAAGCGTCAAGCCTAGAGGTAGGCCAAAGAAGAATGGATAAAGAAACTGAACAATATTATGACAACCTTGCGAGTATATTTTTAATGCAAGGTTGGAAAGATTTAATCGAAGAGCTAAGTGCCAATGCTCTTCATATTAATTCTGTTGAGCATGCAAAAGACGGAGATGATCTGAATTTTCGCAAAGGCCAGTTAAATATCCTGGCTTATATACTTAACTTAGAATCTACAATAGATCGTTTACGAGAGGATAGCAGTGATGTTAGTAATCTTTGATTTCCAATGCGGTGAAGGACATATCCATGAGGTTATGCTGGATCGCGCTGTGGTAACCAGTGATTACAAACGTAACTGTCCTGAGTGTAACGGTTTAAGTAGTAAGATAATCTCACCTGTTAAGTCGATACTTGACCCCATTTCCGGTTCCTATCCGGGGGCTACTATGAAATGGGCTAAAGATAGACAGGCGAAGATTAAACACGAACGCAAGGTAGCCGCATCTTAGTCCTTCGGGGTAGCTTAGAAATGGTCTTGTCTCCATAGGAGTTTAATAGTGGCACAACTTATTGACGAAGTGAAGAATGAGGTAGATGAAGATTTACAACCAGACGCGGTCTTAGAAGAGGTAGCCGCAGCTCCACCTGAAGCTCCACCTGAAGCTCCTCCCCAGGATGACATCCCTGATAACTATCAAGGAAAAAGTCCAGCGGAATTGATTAAGATGCATCAAGAGGCAGAGTCTCGCATCGGTCAGCAAGGGCAAGAGGTGGGTCATTTAAGAAAAGTTGTAGATGATTTCATTCTTAATCAGAGCAAAGTCAACGAACCGGAACAGGCTGAAGAGATAGATTTTTTTGCTGAACCTGATAAGGCTGTTGATAGCAAAATTGCAAACCATCCAACCATTAAACAGTTGGAGCGATTAGGCAATCAAATGAAACAAGATCAGACGCTAACTGCCTTACAGCAGAAGCATCCTGATATTAAAGAAGTTGCTGCCAATACCAACTTTCAAAAGTGGGTAGTAGGTAGCAAGATTCGTTCAGAGTTATACGAACGAGCAAACAATAATTACGACTATGACGCAGCAGATGAATTGTTTTCTAGTTGGAAATCAACTCAAGACGTTGCACAACAAGCCGTAAATGTTGAGCGCAAAGAGCGTAAACAAACCTTGAACGCAGCATCAACAGGTGGAGCTAACGGAAGTGGTGAAGCTCCAAGCAGAAAAATTTATCGAAGAAGCGACATTATTGAACTAATGCGAACTAACCCGAAACGCTACGAATCTATGTCTGATGAGATATTTCGTGCGTATCAGGAAGGTCGCGTCAAAAGCTAACCTTTGAGAGATTATTATGACTGATTCAACTTATCCCAATATGGGTGGAGCGGTAACTAATACTACTGCTGCCACATTTATTCCAGAAATTTGGAGTGACGAAATTCGCGCAGCATATGAAAAGAACCTTATTCTCGCGAACCTAGTCAAGAAAATGAGCATGACAGGGAAGAAGGGTGACATCATCCACATTCCTGCTCCTATTCGCGGAGATGCTCACGTTAAGGCTTCAGCAACTGCTGTGACAATTCAAAACAATACAGAGGGCGAAGTGCAAGTTGCATTAGACAAGCACTACGAATACTCACGCATCATTGAAGATATTACTGAAGTGCAAGCTCTGTCTTCACTCCGTAATTTCTACACATCTGATGCAGGTTATGCTTTGTCTCGCCAGGTCGATACAGACTTGATGGATTTGGGCAAGTCTTTGGGTACTGGTAACGGTACTGCATGGACTAACACGGCTGCTGCATTCTTCTGTGACGCTTCAACTGGCCTTACAGCTTATGCTGATGACACTGTTACTACTGCTGACGTTTTTACTGACGCATGTTTCCGTGATCTGATTCAGAAGCAAGATGATGCTGACGTTCCAATGGATAACAGATCGTTGGTTATTCCTCCTTCATTGCGTAATGCAATCATGGGTGTAGATCGTTATGTGTCTTCTGACTTTGTTAGCGGAGAGCCTGTGCAAAATGGTAAGATTGGCAATCTGTATGGTATTGATGTTTTTATCTCTACTAACTGCCCTATCACTGAGACTGCCTCGCAGAACTCAGCAGGCGGTCAGATTCGTGCAGCACTGCTAGTTCATAAAGACACTATGATCTTAGCAGAGCAAGTTGGTGTTCGTTCACAGACTCAGTACAAGCAGGAGTTCCTCGGAACACTGTATACTGCTGACACTCTGTACGGTGTTAAGACTTATCGTCCTGACAGCGGCTTCATCATGGCTGTTAACGGCTAAAGGAGATGGGGGTAGGGCAACCTGCCCCCTTATCTTATGCGTAAAAAAGACCCAAAAATAACCAAGCTTGGGGTCAGTGGGTATAATCAGCCTAAAAAAACCCCTAACCATCCCACTAAAAGCCATGTTGTATTGGCAAAAGTTGGTGATCAAATTAAGACTGTCCGATTTGGGCAGCAAGGTGTTACAGGTGCAGGGAGCAATCCTAAGACTGCCGCAGAAAAAGCTAGGAAGAAATCTTACTACGCTAGGCATAACGCCCAAGACTCCAATCCTTCAAAACTATCAGCACGTTATTGGTCGCATAAAACCAAGTGGTAACTACAGGAATTTAACATGGCAACGATAGTAACCAAGAATAGCTCTACCGCATCAGCCGTACCAAATACGAGTGACTTGGTTAAAGGCGAACTTGCGGTCAACGTCACAGACAAACGTATCTACACAGAGAATGCATCTGCTGCCATTGTTGAACTAGGCACTAATCCGTCTTCTATCACAACTCCTACTGCTACCGTTACAGGCACACTTACCGCTAATGGCACGTTTGCTTCAAGCAACGCTGTTATAACAGGCGGCTCAGTCAATGGTGTTGTTATTGGAGCGTCTAGCCCTCTTGCGATTACAGGCTCATTAATTACAGCAAACACTGGCTTTGCAGGTAGTTTGACAGGAGCCGTAACTGGTAATGTCACAGGTAATGTAACAGGTAACGTAACAGGCAATGTAACAGGAAACTTAGCAGGTAATGTAACTGCAACTTCTGGCACAACCACACTAAACAACCTAGCCCTTACAGGCACTGTAGACTTTAATGCAGCTCGTCTTACTGACATAGGTACACCTACAGCCGCTACAGACGCTGTAACTAAAGCCTATGCAGACGGTTTAATTACAAATTTAATTGATGGCGCACCTGCGGCCCTGGACACTCTCAACGAGTTAGCTGCCGCATTAGACGATGACGCAGCGTTCCACACAACAGTTACTAACAGCATTGCTGCCAAGCTACCTTTAGCTGGCGGTACGATGTCAGGACAATTATCACTAGGTGCAAATAAGATTGTTAGTGTTGCTAACCCTACACTAGCGCAAGACGTAGCTACTAAAGCCTACGTTGACGCAGCAGACACCACAGGACTTCCGCTTGCGGGTGGTACGATGTCTGGTGTTATTGCGATGGGTACAAATAAGATCACTGGAATGGGTGATCCTACAGCAGCGCAAGATGCATCTACTAAAGCCTACACAGACTCTATTTTAGGTAGTGCTACTTCAGCAGCAACTTCTGCATCCGCAGCAGCTACTTCTGCTTCTACAGCAACTACTCAGGCTGGTATTTCAACGACTAAAGCTGGCGAAGCTGCTACTAGTGCAACCGCCGCAGCGGGTTCAGCCTCGGCTGCGGCCACAACTTACGATAACTTTGATGACCGCTACTTAGGTGATAAATCATCTGACCCTACTGTAGATAATGATGGCAATGCTCTATTAACAGGAGCTTTGTACTTCAATACTACGTCTGACGCAATAAAGGTTTATTCAGGTTCTGCATGGGCGGCAGTAGCTCCTACAGCTACTTCTATAAACCTTGCCTCTCAAGTAACTGGCACTCTTCCTGTTGCTAATGGCGGTACAGGTGTCACAACTAAAACTGGAACGGGCGCGGTTGTTTTAGGGACAGCCCCAACGATTACAGGCATGACTCTCGCAGGCGCGGTAACGGGCGCGGATCAAACAGTCTCAGCAATTAACTTAAAAGACTACGGTGAGATAACAAATGCTATCGGTAACGCCACAGGCGCTAAGACAATCGATTTAACGCTAGGCAACAGCGTGACTGCCACAACTACAGGCGCGACTACCTGGACGTTCTCTAATCCAACTGCTAGTGATGAACTTTGTGGTTTTAGCCTTAAATTAATTAACGGCGGCTCTGCAACTCAAACGTGGCCTACGTCAGTTGATTGGCCTGCTGCAACTGCTCCAACGTTAACTACATCTGGAACTGATGTTTTAGTATTTATCACGTGTGACGGTGGTACTACTTGGTACGGCTTTGTTGCTGGACTTGCGTTAGCGTAGAGGATTAAAAATGCCTACAACACAAAAATTACTAACAGCAGCAGCAGGAAGCGCAGGCGGCACAGAAGGCTACGTGGAGGATGTGTTTTCGACTTATTT